CTACTAATACAAACGCAAGTACAACAGGAGCATATTGGACAACAGACGATGCTTGGAGCATAGGAAGTGGTGTTGCAACTTGTAATTTTAGTGGTTCAGCTAACAAAAGTATGAGTCAAGGTAGTGGTAATGGAAGCGTATCTGCTCATCCATTAACTGCTGGAAAAACATATAGAGTAACAGGAACTGTTGTAGTTACAGAATTAAACGGATATTTAAGTATTGGTTCTTATGGTTCTAATTTTACAACTGTACTTCCAAGCGATACTGCTGATGGTGCTACAGTTAATTTTGATGAAGAAATTGTTGCAGATACAGGACAAATTCAAATTAGAACAGTTGGTTCTGGCGGTGCTAATAATTTTACATTAGATAATTTTACTGCTAAAGAAGTAGGAGTATCCTCTGCTGGCTTTGCTATTGCTCAAGAAGAACCTGTAATACCACAAATACCATTGATGAGATATAATCAGAAGATGGTGTTTGATGGGTATGATGATAAAGTGGTTCTAAACTCTACTATAAATATATCATCAGCAAGTGGTCAAGGTAGTGTATCTGCGGTAGTAAATATTAGTGAACTAGATACTACATATAGAATGATTATTGGGGGTACGCATCCAAACTTGTTTGCTTATTTTGGTTATTATAGTAACAAATTTAAATGGTTAGTTGATGGGGCTTGGAACACTTCAAGTACAGATATTGTAGAAGGTAAAACTTATCATATTGTAGGTACTTGGAATAATACTTCTGTTAAATTTTATGTAAATGGAGTATTAGATTGGTCAATAACTGATACTGTTGTATTAGCTGATATAAACTCTATTGGAGATAGTACAAACTATGAAGAGATTCAAGGCATTGTAGATGAAGTATCTGTTTGGAATGTCGAGTTAACATCTGCTCAAGTTCAAGAACTATTCAACGATGGTGTTGCATTAGATGCTACTACACATAGTAAAGCACCTGCATTAAAAGCATATTATCGCAACGATGGTGTAACTACATGGAAAAATCGTGGATATAATTTTGCAAGTTTTGATGGTGTTAATGATTTAATAACAAGAGATGCAATTAATGTTGATTATAAATCAGTATCATTTTGGGTAAGACCAAATACAACATTTACTACATCATCGACTTACAAACCTGTAATATTTTTTGGTAGTTGGGGTTATGGTTCTGCGGGATTTGGAAATGCTACATCGGGTTTTACAGGAGAATTAATAACTCTTAATGATTATGTTGGGGACCATAAAAAAACTGCTTGGATTCCAACTAGTGGCGAAACAATACCAAGCGATTCTTGGACACATATAGCTTTTGTTTGGGATGGTTCAAAATATATTATTTATTATAATGGACAACCTCAAACTGTTACAGCATTAGACACAGGACATCAACCATTAAATACAAATAAAAATATAAGAATTGCTACAGGGGGAACAAGTACTACAAATTTTTTTGATGGAGATATAGCCAATGTAGCTTTTTGGAGTGAATCACTTACAGATGCTCAAGTATTGTCAATTTACAATACAGGACATAATGGCAACATAGCATCAATACAATCTTCTGATTTAGAATTGTATTACACTTTTAATCCACACGCACTCACAGATGCAGATACTAATACAAGTGTACAAGATAGAAGTGGTAATGATAATGACTCTACTTCTGTAAGTGGAGCAGTAATTGATAGAGATGGCGATGTACAAGGCTCACCAGATTCTATAACGATCAGAGAAGGACTTAACTCAAACAGAGATGGACTTGGGTTTTACTTTACTAATCCAAGTAGCAATGTAGTTCGTTTTGATGGTGTTAGTGAGTATTTAGACCTCGGAGTATTTGATAAAAATACTTGGAAAGGTTCATTTACAATTTCATTTTGGATGAAACCCACTAATGGACAACCAAGTGACCAAAATTGTATAATCGGAGTAAAAGATGGAACAGGTACAGATTCAAAACTTGCTTTACATTTAAGAGTAGATGGTAAAATAAGATTGATTATGAATTATGAAGGTACTACAAAACAACCTCAAACAAATTCAGCAGTTTATGCTGATAAAGAAAGCACTTGGAAATTTATTAGCGTTGTTCAAGATGCAGATAATGAAGATATATTGTTCTATGTAGATAATAGCCTTGTAGCATCAAGCGGTACAGATGTATTAAATGGAGTTGATGTAGGCTCTATAGAAATTAACAGAGCATTGTACGTAGGTGCAGAGAATAAAGGCACTACTGACATTGAAAGATATTATAACGGACTGCTTGATGAAGTAAGAATTTACAATCGTGCATTATCATTAGCAGAGCATCAAAAAAACTATAAACACCAAAAAGGTAAACACAAAAATGACTAATACATATTTGATATTAACAAAAGCAAAGTGGGAATCAGCATTACCTGCTAAACTTAAAACTGCTGATAGATTATCTTGGAATGAGTACACTTATAAAGATGTAGAAAAGACTGCAACAAGAATGGTAAACAAATATGATTACTACCCATCAAATGATAACACAAAAGCTGAAATAAAGGCTTATATGGACGATTGTAGCGTAGATTATTTATCAAGCGATACCAAAGCTGAATTATTAGAAAAACTCAATGCACAGCCTGTATCTGTGCCACAAGTTGAAGAAGAGTATAAATACACAGCTCAAGAAGTAGATACTACTACATTACAATCTCCAACTTGGGAAGAATCAGCATTTAAGTTAGGTAAGCTTGGTAGTCCAAGATGGAATAACGATGGTAGTAAAGTATTAGTTAAATATGAACTTGCTATAGCAGATGGCACATTAGATGCAGTAAAAGGTACAAGTGGCATTACTGCGTTATCTCATAGTGAAGCTATAGCTGAAATGAAAAAGGATGAGTGGAGTGCAGAATAGAGGTAACTCATTGGCAGAATTTGCTGTTACAATGGCTATCATGGCTACTTTGGCTACTACCGCAGCTCCTGCTTTTAGTCGTATCGGTGAAGGAGCTAAAGCAAAACAAACAAGAGCCAATCTTGAAAAAATTACAAAAGCATCTTCAATGTGGTACAACCAACAAGTTGAAATAAATGGTATGGGTAGGTTTCCAAGCCAAGCACATAGAACAAGTAGTATAGGTGTATTAGTAGATGATAATAACAATAGAAGAATTGAAATAGAGGAATTAGCAGATGCAGAATTTGTACCAGTATTTGATGACACGAGTTTTTTACATTTATTTGACAACGATACTATTAAATCTCCCTACCAAGATGGTAGTTATCAATATGCCATTATTGGTGGTTCTGGTACAGGTAATAGTATCGTATCTCCAATCTTTGTTGTCGTAGATACAGAAAACCCTGAAGATTTTTACAAGTATTACAAGCCATGAACGATGATTTAAAAGATTATTTATCAATTTTAATATTTTTATTTATAGTTCTTGGTGGATTAGTTCTTTTAGGAAGTTGCAATGGTGGGTGGGCAATTGCTGGAGTAGACATATCTCCTTCAGATAGTGTTAGTGCTAATTTTATGATTATTTCAGACCAAGACAGTGTAGATCATTGGTACGTCAGGACTACAAAAGAAGGTGGAATATTAGTTGGAGATAATTGGTGTCATAAACATAGTAGATGGGAATACGTAGAGAAAAAGTGAGTGAAAAACCAAAGACATACAGATCATACGGTATGGCAAAGATTGATGATAATTTTTCTATTAGTCTTAACATTAAGTGGCTTGGGCAATTGTGTCTGGGTGTTGTTGGAATTGTGTATGGATACGTACAGATTACGAACAGACTTGGAGAACTTGAACGAAGAATGGAAGTTGCTGATAGTCAAATACTAGAACTTGTAAAACAAAATCAAATAGAAGAACAAAAAACAAGAGAGGAAATGGAAGAACGCATATCGTTCTTTGAAAAAGAATTAAACCTAAATCCATTTAGTTGGAGAAAGAAAAAAAAATAATGCCAATGCCAAATTATTGTAGTGAATGTGATAAACCAATGAATAACACAGATAGCTGGGTTTGTAGTAAATGTAGTACCCATGAGGAAGAATAATGGATTTTTTAGCAATTTATTCAGAAGCTGGTATGATAGGTATTGTAGGAGCTTTACTAGTATATATGGTGTTTTCAATGAACAAGAGAGGCTCAGCTCAAGCAGAAAGCTTACAAGATTTAAAAACAGAAAACAGGGGTCAAAGTGAAACACTTGAAAACATGGAAGGTATGGTTATTAAGCTTATTAACCGCTGGAATCAAAGTGACGACAAGCTTGACAGAAAGTTTGATTCACTTACGAAGGAAATTAATGATTTGGACAATCAAGTTTCGGAAATAAAAGGAATTATAAGCAGACTAAATGGAAAACATTAGGAGTCAGTATGGCAAGAAAAAAACGTAAAAAAGAAAATCCAATACCAAGAACTACTGGTAAAGGTGGTAATTATAGAAAAACTAAATCTGGAGCTGGAATGACACGTAAAGGTGTTAAAGCTTATCGTAGAGCAAATCCAGGTTCTAAGTTAAAAACTGCAGTTACGGGAAAAGTAAAGAAAGGAAGCAAAGCTGCAAAAAGACGTAAATCATATTGTGCAAGATCACTTGGTCAATTAAAACGTAGTTCAGCAAAAACAAGAAACAATCCTAACTCTAGAATAAGACAAGCTAGAAGAAGATGGAAATGCTAACATGGCTGCAAAAAAGAAAAAATTAAAAGGCAAAAAAGTAAGTTGGATGTGGGGAGGTAAGCGTTACTCTGGTACATTAATTAGAGAAACTAAATCACATAAATTTGCAAGAACTCATAATGGTAAAGTCAAAAAAATTGTAAAGAAAAAGAAAGGCTGAAAAAAGAAATAGACTATGGATAGTTTAAAAGTAACAACAGCAAGTTTGTTTAATTACGGTTTATCACTGACTGATATAAGTACAATACTTCAATGTATAGTAGCAATAATGACTATTATTTATTTAGGATATAAAATAATAAAAATAAGAAAGGTATAACATGGAATGGTTATCATTAAGTAACGCTGCATATTTAGTAGCAATTATACTAGGAGCTATGGCAACTATGGTAGCAACTAAGTATAGATTAGTTTTAAAAGAACTAAAAGAAGTAGCTGAAGAATATAATAAAGCTATGAAAGATGGAAAACTGTCTAAAGAAGAACAACAAGCTATTGCAAAACAATGTATGGACGTTTTATCTGCAACAATTAAACTAGTGTGGAAATTCTAATGCCGTACGGGAAGGGGACCTATGGGTCTAAAGTTGGAAGACCACCTAAGAAGAAAAAAAAGAAAACAACTAAAAAATCTAAAAGAAAGAAAAAGTAATGCCAAAACTAGGTAAACGATCAAAAGAAA